AAGATTTACTCAATCAGTTTTTATGGTTTGACTCTGCCCCTGTTGTGGGTGCAACCCTGCAAAACAATGTAGCTACCGTAATGATCGCTAATCCTGCAATCTTTACAACTGGCCAGTCTGTAACCTTGAGTGGGTGCGGCTCAACTTTCAATGGTACCTACACCATCACCGGCACAATGCCTTGGACTGCAGGTACTACTACTCAGATCCCTAATCTTTTTTGGAACCCTTTTACATGGAACTGGCCTAACGGTTACAGCTTTATCCAATTCGCTAAAACAGCGGCTGACGTTAATTTCTTTAGGATTTTGCCTTATGGCTCAGCCGTAGGAGCAGACCTAAAGACAAACTCATACGCGACTACACCCGCTGTAAGAGAAGCGGCCATGATCCTTGCAGTAGACATTTTTCAGGCACGTCAGGTCAGCCAAACCGGCGGCGTATCCATCGATGGCTTTTCACCTAGCCCTTACCGCATGGGTAACTCAATGATCGGCAAGATCCGCGGCCTTATCGCCGGATACACCAATCCAAACACCATGGTCGGATAATGACAGCCGCCATCACAACACTTAGAGCGACACTAGCTGCAGCGTTAGATAGTCCTAACGACTGGAACACTTACAGCTACCCACCGGCCACAATCACCGCTAACAGCGTAATCGTCAGCCCGGCAGAGAATTACATTACGCCGAGCAATAACTCATATGCCTCTATTGCGCCTCTTGCTAATTTCAGGATCATCATGACGGTACCTATGTTTGATAATCAGGGCAACCTACAAGGTATCGAGTCCTTAGCCGTAGCTGTGTTTAACAAACTAGCGGCCTCAAATATAAACCTAAACATTTCAGCTATGAGTGCTCCCTCTGTACTTGAAGTACAAAGCGGATCACTCCTAACGGCTGATTTTTCCATATCAGTACTAACGAGTTGGAGTTAAACCATGTCTGACCTAACACCCGAGGATTTGGCTTTCTTAAAAAAGATAGGTCAGATCGAAACAACTACACCTAAAACAACAGCCAAGAAAGACGAGGAATAATCGTGGCAATTTTTCTAAATAATAAAGTCGGCTTTAAGGTCGGCGCTACACCTGTCGATTTTAGCGACCATGTGATGAGTTTTAGTTTAACTCAACAGGCTGACCAATTAGAGGTCACAGCGATGGGTGACACAGCACATAAGTTTGTTACAGGTCTATCAGCTGACACGATCACCGTAACACTACTTAATGACACAGCGGCAGGATCAATCTTGGCAACGCTACAGGCTGCATACGGTACAACCGTTGCTTTCAAGGCAATCCAAGACTCAACAGCTGCAGTATCAGCAACCAACGTTTTATATAGCGGTACGATTTTGGTAGACAATTTCACTCCAATTAATGGTGCTGTTGCTGACGAAGCTATGATCGATATTACATTTACTTGCAACTCAAAAACAGCTGTTGCAACTACAGGTACTTGGTAAATCAAACTAACTAACAAAGGGGCAAACCATGGCAAAGCTAAAGATCGTACGTAACGATGGCACCGAACTAGAAGGCGAAATCTCGCCGGCTGTTGAGTATGCCTTCGAGCAGTATTACAAGACTGGGTTTCACAAGGCTTTTAGAGAGCTAGAGCAGCAGTCAATGGTCTACTACCTTGCTTGGGAAATAACAAAGCGTGCGGGTCAAGCACCTAAACCTTTTGGCGAGGCTTTTGTGGAAACACTAAAGTCTGTTGAGGTTTTAGATAGCGACCCTTTAGCCTGAAGCGCGACCTCCCTTTTACGTATTTGATCGCGAGATTAAGTATCAGACTGGGAGTCGCGCCTCAAGCGCTATTAGAACTAGATAAGACAATGCTCGATGCACTTGTGCAAGGGCTCAAGGATGAAGCAAAGGAGACAAGCGATGCCAGTAGAACTAAGCGGCGTTGATGAGCTCCGTAAAGCCTTAAAGCAATATGCGCCGGATCTAGATAAGCAGCTAAAGAAAGACTTACAAGCTGCTACTCAAAACGTAGTCAATGCTGCTCGAGGCTTTGTACCTGCTACTCCTCCATTATCTAACTGGGGCAGAGATGGCGGCAACTTTCCAATTTATAACGCGGCTACCATCCGTAATGGCATTAGATTAAGTACGGCTCGATCTAGAATTAATAAAAACGGCTTTGCCTCATCTGTACGTATTGTTAATGCCAATGCTGCAGGATCGATCTACGAAACAGCCGGCCGCCTAAATCCACAAGGCAGACCTCAGGGTAAAACTCGCGAGGTAGTAATTCCATTTAACAGACTTGATACAGGCCCGGGCGAACACCGATACACAACATCAACCGGCAAGGATTACGGCAAGAGTAATAACCCCAATGCAGGTAGACAGTTTGTCGATGCGGCTAATCGCACCGGCTCCCTAGTCAATTCTCGTCCTCGCGTTGCAGGGCAACGAGGTAAGGTTTCTCGTAAGTTTACTGGCCGCCTTATTTATCGTGCTTGGGCTGAGGACAATGGCAAGACACAGGATGCGGTCTTAAAGGCCATCATGAAAACAAATGATTTATTTATAAGCAAGACATCGGGTATCGCTACCCGCGGGGTTAGGAAGGTTGCATAATGGCTGGTACTAATGTCGATATTAAGATTATTGCAGAGTTTTTAGGCAAGACTGCATTTAAGCAAGCTGAGACAGCTACTAACAAACTAAATAAGACTGTTAAATCTCTTGGCTCATCTTTTGGCGTAGCATTTGGTGGCGCTGCTCTTGGCTATGCAATTAAGTCCACAATCAGAGACTTTGCAGATGCACAGCGCGAGACTGTTGCGCTTACTAACACAGTTAAAAATCTTGGCTTAGCCTTTGATGCTCCGGTAGTAGATGCCTATGTAGACAGCATCGGAAAACTTTACGGCGTAACAGGTCAGCAAGCTGTACCGGCTATGCAAGCCCTACTTTCAGCAACAGGATCGGTCGCTAAATCAACCGAGATTATGAACGTTGCGCTTGACCTTGCAGCATCTCGTAGCGCCGATGTCGGTGCCGTTGCATCCGATTTGGCTAATGCCTATGTGGGCAATACCAAGGGGCTTAATCAATACCGTCTAGGACTGACAAAAGCCGAACTAGCCGCGATGACCTTTGATGAGATCCTTGCCAAAATCTCAAAAGATACTTTAGGCGCTGCCGATGAAGCAGCCAATAGCCTAAGCGGAAAGCTCGCCATCCTTTCAGAGGTAACTAACCAAGCTCGAGAGCGTATCGGCGGCGGCTTAGTTGATGCCCTCGGTGGACTAGCTGGCCCTAACGGTGCCGGCGGCGCTGCACAAAACATCGAGAACTTATCTATTAAACTTACAGAGGCAATTACAGGATTTGGATATCTTGTACGCGAGATCAAAATCGCTCAGCCAATTCTTATTGCAGCCGGTGTTGCTATCGGTCTTGCTTGGGCTCCATGGTTTACAGCTATTAGCGTTGCCGCACTTGCTATTGGTGCTATTGGTAATGCCATGAAAAAGAACGCGGCTATACAGCCTGTTAATACAGGGCCTTTGATGTTTCCTACCGCCGGTGATGGTGGATATAAACAGCGCGAGGCAGCACGTAAAAAGGCAGAGCAAGAGGCTATCGCTCGTAATAAGCAACTAGCCAAGCTCATTAAGGATCAGGCTAAGTCAGCTGCCGATGCTGTAAAGCAAAAAAGATTACAAAATGCCATCGATAAGGCTAACGTGTTGCTTGGTAAAAGTGAGGATGTCTTTGATCTAGATAAGATCCAAATTGCAGCGGCACTTACAAACCAAGCCGAGGCACTTGGTAAGGCAACTAGCTCTGCACAAGTTTTACAGATCGCTAACGATACGGCTCGCTTGAGAGTCAAGGAAAGTATTTTAGCCCTTGAGGATGCTATTGCCGCTAAAGATGAAGCAGCGATCATTAAGGCAACGGCTAAACTTAATGAGGATCTAAAGATCCTTAACGCTCTATCAGGGCAAAATACAAAACTTGCAGACATCAAATCTATCCTTGATAGCCTCAAGCCTAAGGATTTAATTAACCTAGATAACCTCAATGCCGCTATCGCCAAGATAGCCGAGATGTTGAAAATGCTGTCACAAGCTAATGCAGCTGCAACAGCCAAGGTACCTACAAGTGCAAGCCTCGGCTCAGGTATCCCAGCCGGTGACTTTATCGCTCCTATATCCAAGGATGTAGCTGCTAAAGGATCTATTGGTGCCATCTTAGAATATGCCGATGCCGCTAGTGCTCGAGCTAATGCTTTTGCCGATTTACTTGATTTACAAAATGATGCAGATCAGTTAGCCCTCGATGAGTTTACAAAGAAACTGGGCATGGCCTCATCGGCATCAACAATCGACTCAGCGGCAAGCGTGCCGTTGGCTACAGCTGCAGCTATCCAATCGGGCAACCGTTACGCGGCACAAGCGGCTAACTCTTACAACATCACTATCAATGCAGGTTTAGGCAGCGATCCCGAGGCTATTGCTCGCGGCCTCGAGGATGTACTTAACCAATCCTCATATCGAGGTACCTCTACTAATCGCGGTAGTGGGGTTTACATAGCATGACATGGGTACCTGAGTGGCGCATCATCATCGGCACAACCACCTATGACAACGTGCTAAGCGTAAATATGGCTACTGGTCGCGATGACATCGACCTTCAATGTAACGCCGGTTATGCACGCCTTGAGATCGTCAATACCAATAACTCAGCCTTTGATATCGATGTAACCGACTCTTTGACTTTAGAACTTAAAGATAGCGATGGAGTCTATGTACCTGTATTTGGTGGCGAAATATCAGATTTTGGTATTGGAGTGCGCTCTCCTGAGGAAGTCGGATTTATTACTATTGGTAATATCTTGGCAGTCGGATCCTTGGCTAAATTAACTAAGGCTTTATTTCCCGATGCCCTGCCTAAAACTGAGGATGGCACTCAGATTTACGACATCCTCCAAGAGCTCTTAATTAACTCATGGTTTGAGGTTGCACCGGCTTTACAATGGTTTAACTACGACCCTACGACAACATGGGCTAATGCTGAAAACGTAGGACTAGGCGAGATCGATCAACCTGGTCTTTACGAGATGATTAGCCGCTCAGCTGATCCATTTAGTAGCTACAACCTATGCGCTCAGATCGCACAAAGCGCACTCGGCAATATCTACGAGGACAAGGCCGGCCGAGTCTGTTACGCCGATGCCGATCACCGTACGGCTTACCTTGCAGCTAATGGCTATACGACTATCTCGGCTAACTACGCAACCCCTAGTAGCATCAAATCCATTTTACAGATAGGCAAGATCCGTAACTCGCTGGTCTTTAACTACGGCAACAATTACTCCAATCAGGCAACAGCCCTTGATGCCGGATCTATCGCCAATTATGGCCGCTATCAGCGCAGCGTGAACTCTAACCTCCATAATTTGTCAGATGTCAATGATGTAATGGATCGCGAGTTAGGGCTACGCGCTATCCCTCGCGAGCAGCTGCAGTCTCTTACCTTTAGATTAGACAGCAACGAGTTACCCGATGCAGAGCGTAATAAGTTAATTGATATCTTTTTTGGTCAGCCTGTAGTAATTAGCGATCTGCCGATCAATATGTTTAACGGATCCTTTAACGGCTTTGTCGAGGGCTTTGCTATCCGCGCCACTCCTGCATATGTGGACATGACACTTACCCTCAGTCCAACAGATTTCTCATTAGTAGCCCCACAATGGGATACGGTAAGTCCGCCTAGCCTTATTTGGACAGGCGTTAATAGCACGTTAATTTGGGAAAACGCATATGGAGGTTTAACGTAAATGGCAACAGTAACGCCTAATTTTAATTGGCCGGTACCTACATCGACCGACTTAGTAAAAGATGGAGCTACGGCCATTGAGGCCCTTGGTGACTCCATCGATGCTAGTTTGGTTGATCTAAAAGGTGGCACAACAGGTCAGGTATTGGCTAAAGCATCCGGTACCGATATGGACTTTACTTGGGTAACAGATGCTGCAGGTGACATTACCGGAGTTACAGCTGGTACAGGATTAACAGGCGGAGGTACATCAGGCTCCGTTACTCTTGCTTTTGACGTTGCCAATTATGGCGGTGGTCAATATGCAGCGGGTAAAAATAAAGTTATTAATGGTGATTTTGGAGTATGGCAACGCGGTACAAGCATTACAACAACTGGCACAGAAAGCGTTGTTTATAAAGCCGATAGATGGGCAATCCAAGCTGACGGTTCAACCACAACGCGCACAATCAGCCGTCAGGCTTTTACTCCCGGGACTGCACCGGTAGCAGGATATGAGGGAAACTATTTTCTACGTTATGCACAAACTACGGCTGGCAACAATAGTTACAATTATTTAGAGTCAA